ATATCCAGTTTTCCCTTTTGATTTTTTACCATAACATTGCATAGAGCAATATTTAACTTGTTTTCTTGAAGGAGAAACTCTAAATTTTTTATGACAATTTTTACAAATAACATTCATAAATTTATTTTCTAGCATTATTGCCTTTCTATCTTCACCCCTAGTAGAAAGGCTACTAGAGGCGAAGAATAATGCTTACTTATTTTGAGCAGTATTATTACTCAAAATTCAACGATTAGATTATGTTTATAATCCCGTCGTTAATTCCATCTGAAAAGGCTCTCCAATGACTTTCAACACTGGTGCTTCCAAAATAAAGCTAACATAAGAGAATGATGTCGATGGGACATCAACTCTTGACATTGGAATAAGTTCATCGACTTCTATCCAATTCTCTCCCGCTGGCGATTTCTCCGTTAAGAGAAGTGCACCAAATCCTACAAACCTTGACGGTTTAACATCAAAAATTGACTGAGTTACAGGATTTACCAGTCTTGCCAAAGCAAAACCGCCTGTTACTCCAGACACTTCCTGCTGTTGGATAATCCTTTGCTGGATTGTTCCAGAACTCGAAAGGTCATCAGCCAAAGCCTGAAGTTGCAGTGCAGATGCTATAAGGATTGTTGGGTCTCCCCCTCTGGAAAAAAGTGTTCGACAGTTTGCACCAATTCCTGATGCGGTCAAATATCCAGTGTAATTACCAGAATTGGTAGTTATCTGTTTATTTAATCCGTCAAACTCCAAAGAAGAGTTCGCAGTATCTCCTGCGATAAACAACTCTTCCTCACCCAGCATTACCTCATACATCTTGACTCTTTCACGGTCTGTCTGCATATCAGGCTGACCGTCTCGGGCTTTTGATGCTGCTAATGCCAGTCCTCCGACTTCAAGCTTCCTACCTAAAAGTTTGTAGGGTGCCGAAGCCAAAGAATAGGTCTGAGAAGTTTCGTTGGGTGCTCCCGCATCGGCAAAAGCTATTTGTGTAGCCGTGCCTGCCGGAACATTACCTGTCGGATGCATCCTTGAATGAATCGCAGATGTCATCCTCTTCCACTCCGCCATTTGTCCTTTTCCTTTAACCCTTGGAAATCTATTTCTCAAAGGAGTATCTATAGGAACGAGAAACTTGATTTTCTCATCCAGATTCTCAGGAGAGAATATAGACCTTGTGGTCGGGGAAAAAGTATAAGTAGAAGTCGTTTCCGCCGCCTTCATTAACTGATCTTTAATTTGCTGTAAAGCTTCATCTATTACATTACTTGCCATAATTTATCTCACCCCCTTCCATAATAGGATATTCCCAGATACCATTTGATATCTGGTTAATTAGATTTTTCAGATGAACCTAATTCACCTCTAAAGAAAATCTATAAACTCCTTGTTTGACTTGGTTCTAAGCCCCAGCTTCTTTAAGCTGATCCCTCTCAGCCATTAAGCTAAAGGCTTTTTCCCATTTCTTTTCCTTTTGGAACTTGTCCATATCGGACTTTTTCATCTCCTCAAGATCGGTCAACTCCTTGTTTATTTCCTCAAGACGCTGTTGATTCGGACTTATAACGTTTCCGCCTTTGGTCACTACTTGAGCAGATACCACCTTTGAAGGTGCAGGCTGTTCCTCTATTGTTTTTATGCGAGTTTCCAAAGCTTCAAGCTTTTCATTGAGGGCTTTTTCAAGCTTTTCAATCTGGCCTGGAACTTTTTGGACTATTGCATAAACTTTCGAAACTTCCGCCCCTTCTAGTGAAGCACCTTCTGTTCCACCCTCATCAGGTGTAACAGGTGCTGAGTCTGACTCAGCTGATACTGTGTCCTCTACAACCGCATTCTCTGCAGGTTCTTCAGGAGCTGCTTCTTCAGAAGCTGCCCCTTCAGCAGAAGCGGATTCCCCCTCTTGTGGGTCATCCTGTTTCTTTAGGGATTCTTCAAGTTTTTGAATTTTGTCAAGAACCTGTTTTACCAAGTCTGTTACTTTATCACTGGCAGCTACTTCTTCAGTAGCTTCATCTTTTGCTTCCTCGGCTGGTGCTTCTCCCTCAGTAGCAACAGCTTCCTCGGTTGTCTCTTCTTTAGTTTCCTCAGCCACTTCTTCCTCTTTTACTTCAGGAGCAGCTTCCTCGGTTACTTTTATTTCAGCAGTTTCTTCAGCTACTTCTTCTTTAGGTTCTTCATCTTGTTTTTTTACTGTTTTTTTTGTCATGTTTTCACCTCCTTCCACTTTCCCGCCAATTTCAATTCCTACCTGCTTAGCCGCAGCCACGAGCTTTGTCCGTGCAGAGGCTTTAGCAGAAGCGGGAATATCGGTTTGATTGAGTCTAGCAAGTGCATTCCTTACATGAGCAGGGTCTATTTTTCCATTAGCGTCTTTATAAGGAAGATGACGTTTGCTTCGTGGAATAGTCTTGTTTTCTTTATCCTTTTTCCCATGTTCAACATATGCGAAACTTGAGTCGGGGAAATTATTGATAATAGCAGTACTCCATACACTTTTATTTATATCACTCATATCTATTTTTTTGTTTCCCATAATTGATGAATGGCAAATAGCAATGGAATGAGATTTTCTTTCTTTATGATTAGGATATTTTGACTGCATCTTTGGATCAACCATTAAGTCAGAAATGCAATTTTCCATGTCCTTAATTTTAGACTGTGGGATACCTGGGTACGGGATTTTAATATCCTCCTTTCATATTTTTAACCAAAAAAAATGCGGCTACTTTCGTAGTCCGCACTGATTCCAACACTTAATTGTTGGAATTACAATACCTAATAGGGATTATAAAACACACAATACAAAAAATCAATAGGCAAAATATAATTAATAGGGAGTGAGCTTGACAAAGCTAAACTAGCTTTGATATAATTTTAGAAATGCCATATAAGGAAAAGATTGACTTACAAAAACATAATAAAAAATATTATAGAAAGAACCGTAAAAAGATTCTTCTAAAACAGAAATTGTCTATAGAAAAAAGGAGAAAAAATTGGAGGGTATAGTATCAAAAGAAAAAAGACCAGATAAGAAAAGGAAAAATTAAATCAGGTCAAATATATAAATCCCGATTTAATCAGGATAAGCCTAAAGTGGCTTTTTCTCATCGGGTAAAGTAGTTACTTGATTTGTGAAACTAATGGATTTAATTTCTGTAGTTGTTGGAGTAGATATCTGACCTTCTGATGCAGAAAAAACAGAACGGAATGTAGGAGTTACCGTATAAGTTTCTGTTGTTCTGCCCTATCTAGTGTCTGCACCATCAATAATTACCTCTGGAGTTGGCTCTGGAGGGGTATCATCCGATATTCCCTCTACCTCTTCTGCTACAGGGGTTTCTTCAACTGGAGTTTCATCAGGAACAGGTCCTGGAAACTCCTCTTCCGGCAATGGCATTTCATTCTTCTTTGGCATAATTTATCACCTAGCCTAAAACTTTCTTCAAGTCCTCAAAATATCCTGGTGTCCAAGTAGTATTAACATATAGCTTAATATCTTTCTTTTTGTTATCATTATCTTTTAAATCTTTAATAGTTGTAAACTTGTTTAATTCTTCAAAATCAATTCCATAAAGAATTTTATCAAATGTTTTTTTATCCTCACCGCTTAAGACTTTAACTGCTAATTTCTTCAAGGCAGTCAAAGCAGTTGATAATTCAATGGTTGATCGACCTTCAGACTGAAATATGTTTAGCATCATTCTTATGTCTCTTGCCAGATCAAGAAGATGACCGGCATCCTGTACCGAGTAATTCTGATTGTGGGGCGGTTTTGGCATCATCATATCCACCCCCTGCTTGTCAATTACTTTTCCCTTATCGTCAATTTTTACCATTGCAAATACAGCATCGGGATTAGCAGGTCTGTCAACCAGAGAAATCTCAGAAAGTTTTAAATCTTTAATTCTGTTTCCCACTTGTTTTATTATTTTACCACCAATAGAGAATCCTGCATAGACCCCTTCTTTTACTTTTTCCCATGCATCCTTATCAACCACTTTTCCTTCAATCCAGAGTCCTTTGTCATCTACTTTTGCCTTCATTGTTTTGCCAACAGCTGACATTTGGTGCATCTCTCTCAAGCCCCCCAGTTTATAGCGGTTTTTCTCTTGGTCAAATTCTCCTAAATATCCAGGTAATGCTCTTTCTATTGCATCTTTTTCTACTATTTCCCCCTGTGAATCCAGAGCCTCGGAAGAGGCATAGCCACTTACAGTTTTCTTTTCTTCGTCTTTCTTTGTAAATTCTATAAAACGTCTAAAATCATTCATATTTATCCTAAAGTTGTACTAGTTGATGTACTGGTTGTCGTGCTGGTACTTGTTGTTGTTGATTGAGATGTTGATGTACTCGTGCTTTGGGTTGTAGATGTTGACTGAGTAGTTGAGCTGCTGGTAGTAGTTGAACTTGTGGAAGTTGATTTTGTAGTAGAAGTTGATTGAGTCGTAGAACTACTTGTTGTTGTACTACTGGTTGATGTAGAAGTACTTTGTGTCGTACTGGTAGATTGACTTGTTGTTGTACTGCTTGTAGAAGTTGATGTAGAAGTACTTTGTGTCGTACTGGTAGATTGAGTAGTAGAAGTACTCTGTGTTGTAGAGCTACTTGTAGTTGTAGACGAAGTTGATGTAGATTGAGATGTTGAACTTGAAGTAGTCGTACTGCTAGTTGATGTAGAAATAGAAGTACTGGTTGATTGGGAAGTTGAGGTGCTGGTTGTTACAGTAGTAGAAGTACTGCTTGAAGTAGTAGTGCTTGAAGTAGTGGTTGAGGTTGAAGTTGTAGTAGTCTCCCCAGAAAGTCCATAGACTATTCTCATTCCATATTGTATTCCAGCACCGCCGGCACAAGTTACGTTTATTTCATCTCCCTGTCCAAACCATAAGTCCTGAGCAGGAATAAAAAGAAAGCCTGTGTCACCTGCAGATAAAGTTTGTGTTTCAAGTGTTACATTATATTGACTTCCAAGTCTTGAAACAAGAGTAACAGTTACGGGTTGAGTTGGAGTTGAGGCAAATTTAACAGAAATATGATTAAGCCTGAAGGAGCCATCTATATTAGTGGTATAATTAATATTACCTGTTCCTGTTTGGTCATCTTCCTTAAAATCAGGACCTGCTTCAACACGCTGTTTTCCTCCTCTGGTAACAGTTGCGGTTCTTCCTAATCCTGTATATTCTTCCTGAAATTGATAGTTAACTGCCACTAATTTATTCCTTTCATATCACAAAAAAACCACCCAGCTTTCGCTAGATGGTATAGTTCATTAACTTACCCTACTGTAGATAGTATAACAATAATATAGTTCTGTCAAGCCCCAAAATAGCCTCAAGGATCAACTATCCATGCCCTATCTTTATAAACACTTGTACCAATTCTGTTTTTAATTAACATTGATGCAAGAGTTGTTGTAGTTGTAGAAGTTGAAGAAGACGTTGATTTAGAAATAGTTGTTGATGAACTTGTTGTGGTTGAACTAGTACTTGTGCTGGAACTTGTTGAAATAGTAGTACTGCTTGAGGTTGTCGTACTACTAGTCGAAGTAGTTAAGGATTGAGTTGTGGTTAAAGAAGTACTCGTTGATTGTGTAGTACTCGTCGAACTACTGGTAGTTGTACTTGATGTACTAGTTGATTGAGTAGTAGAGGTTGACTGAGTAGTAGAAGTGCTTTGAGTTGTACTCGTACTAGAAGAAGTTGTTGTAGATGATGTAGAAGTCGAGGTTGAGCTTGTTGTACTGGTTGATTGGGTTGTACTTGTACTCGTAGATTTAGTAGTAGAACTGCTGGTTGTGGTAGAAGAAGTTGAAGTCGACTGAGATATCGAAATACTAGTAGAAGTACTTTTAGTTGTAGAAATGCTCGAAGAAGTAGTCGTAGAAGAAGTACTGGTTGATTGAGTTGTACTAGATGAAATTGATGTTGAACTAGTAGTAGAAGTACTGCTTGAAGTTGTTGTTGAGGATATACTGATACTTTGAGTTGTAGAAGAACTTGTCGATTGAGTTGTTGTTGTTGAGCTACTCGTGGTCGTACTGCTAGTTGAAGTACTTGTGCTGAGCGTAGTCGATGTACTCGATGTAGTCGAAGTAGAACTACTTACAGTTGTGGAAGTACTCGTACTGAGTGAAGTTGATGTAGTCAACGAAGTTGAAGTAGATTTAGTTGTCGTTGTTGAAGAAGATGTCGTAGTTGAAGATGTACTTGTGCTGAGCGAAGTCGAGGTACTCAATGAAGTCGAAGTACTTATGGATTGAGTGGTAGAAGTACTGGAACTCGTTGTCGTAGAACTAGTACTGGTAGTAATAGAAAATGTGGTTGAAGTAGAAGTGGAACTCGTAGTACTTATACTTGATGAAGTAGTTGTAGAGGAAGTGGATGTACTTGATGAAGTTGTAGTTGAAGTGCTTGTGCTGAGCGAAGTTGACAAAGTCAACGAAGTCGAAGTAGACTGTGTTGTTGAAGTAGATGAACTTGTAGTTGTAGAGCTAGTACTAGTAGACTGAGTTGTACTGGTACTCGTTGATTGGGTAGTACTACTTGATGTGGTTGTACTACTAGTACTGGTTGATTGAGTAGTTGATGTTGATTGAGTTATACTTGTGCTAGATGAAGTAGTAGTACTTGAAATTGAAGTAGATGTTGATTGGGTGGTACTCGTAGACTGAGTAGTAGAGGTACTGCTACTCGTAGTAGTAGAACTGGTTGAAGTACTTTTAGTTGTAGAACTACTCGTTGATTGAGTGCTACTGGTTGAACTCGAGGTGGTGGTCGAGCTTGTAGAGGTACTTTGAGTAATTGAGGTACTTGTAGACTTGGTGGTACTCGTACTAGAGCTAGTAGTTGTGCTGGACGTACTCGTTGATTTTGTTGTGGAAGTAGATTGAGTAGTAGAAGTAGAAGAACTCGTTGTGGTTGAGGACGTACTTGTTGATTGAGTAGTACTGCTTGATGTCGACTTAGTAGTAGAAGTTGAACTGCTGGTTGTGGTAGAAGAAGTTGAAGTAGAGCTTGAAGTAGATGTTGTAGCTACTGCCATAGGTTGATGATCTACAAGAAGCCAGAGGGTAGAAATTCTAACATCATCAAAATTTCCAGTAATTCTTGCTCCTATTTGTGCAGTATCCAAATCAGCCTTTGTCCAAGCCGTTGTGGAAACACCAGGAAGATCATATAAGGTAAGAGAATAATTTCTAGGAGCAGATGGTTTATTGGTAAAATAGGTTTCAGAACTATCCGCTATAGAACTTGATTCTTCTACTGTTCCCCCTGAAGATGATTTTATTCTTAGAACAAATGTGCAACTACCCTGTTCAGAAAATCTAACTCCGACCTGAACAACATTTATAGTATCGTCTGAAGCCAATCCTGCAGGAGTTGCATCTATATTGTAATCGTTTGTTCCATCACTCCCATCGTTAAAAATAGTTGTTGTTGCATCATCAGGAGTTACTTCATCTACCGCAGTATATGCTCCTGTATCAGCATTATCTCCTGCCGCATTGGGTCTCAAATGAATTATTTCTCCCTTCCCTGGATAAGAGTTTTGGAAAGAACCATTTGAGTCATTAATTGCTATATCGTCAAAAAACCAATCTCCTGTAGTTTGAGCTTCTGTTCTTATATTCCCCCCGAAAGCCATAGAGTGAATTGTTGCGGCTAAAGTAAGATTGGCGGCTCCTGCAAATTCAACCCCATCAATTAATGCTCTTAATTCTTCACTTCCATCAGCAGGAGCTTTATCAAACTTAACCTCAACCCTATACCAGGTGTCTGCAGATAGAGCTGAACTATCACTTCCTATTTGGGTTGCTCCGTTAAAAAGCTGTAATGCTCCGCCACTCGTAAGCAATATGGCAACACCTGCTGCCTCCGCTACTGCGGTATCGTCATCAACTGAAAATATAGTATTAGTGGCAGAAGGTAGAGTGGCATACCTAAAGTAGAAACGGATAAAATAAGGGCCATTCCCTGCTGCTGAAGCAAATTGATAGAGAAATCCCCTAGCTGTTCCAGAAGCAAGAGAGCTTATACGTCCTGCATATGTTCCACTTCGTATTGTAGTTGTTGAAATTGTTCCGTTTGTTACAGTTGTAAATTCAACCCCTGCAGTTGTGGAATTTAATTCAAATCCTGTACTAAATAATCTTGCCATAATTTATTTAGGGATCTGATATCCCCGCTTTATCAGTATACTTTTTATTTTGTGCTTGGTGTGGTGTTTGTTCCGAAAAGGGTTTTGCTTTTGCTTGATGTGGTGTTTGTTGCGTAAATGGCTTAGTTTTTTCAGTTATGATACCAGTCTGGCTGTGGTATAGTCTTGCCTGAGTTCCATGCGGAGATTGGGGTGTAATCAAAGTCGCCTTTCTGGTTTGGAATAAGATTGGCGGCAGGGTAGTAGATGTTGATGTAGAGGTTGACATAGTTGTCGTAGTGCTGCTTGACGTGGTAGTCGAGGAAGTTGATGTAGAAGTCGAAGTAGATGTAGATAAAGTAGTAGAACTCGATGAACTTGTAGTTGTACTTGAGGTAGATGAGCTAGTTGTTGTCGAAGTACTCGTAGAAATTGTAGTCGAGGTTGAACTCGTTGTCGAGCTTGATATAGAAGTTGTAGTAGAACTGGTTGAGGTCGATTTTGATGTACTTGTTGAGCTGCTCGTAGTAGTAGAAGATGTAGAAGTAGACCGAGATGAACTTGTAGTTGTAGAGCTAGTACTGGTAGAGGTTGACCTCGTAGTTGTTGTAGAAGTAGATTTGGTTGTTGAAGTTGAAATTGTCAAACTAGTAGAACTTGAAGTCGTTGTGGAAGATGTACTGGTACTTTGAGTTGTACTCGTTGACGATGAGGTTGTTGTACTGCTTGTACTTGTTGATTTCGTTGTAGAGGTTGAAGAACTAGTCGTAGTACTACTTGTAGAAGTACTTTGTGTCGTACTTGTAGAAGAAGAAGTTGTTGTCGATGAAGTACTCGTACTTTGTGTTGTTGATGTTGAACTAGAAGTAATCGTCGAGGAAGTGGAAGTCGAAATTGAAGTTGAAGAACTAGTCGAAATTGTTGTCGAGGTGGAACTACTCGTGGTTGTAGAAGAAGTTGAAGTACTTGTGCTAAGCGAAGTCGACGTACTAGTACTTTGAGTAGTTGAGGTAGAAGAACTTGTAGTCGTAGAACTTGTAGACGTTGATTGAGTAGTACTTGTGCTACTGCTAGTTGTTGTTGAGGAAGTAGAAGTTGTTGTTGAGCTGGATGTACTCGTAGATTGAGTTGTACTTGTTGATGAACTAGTTGTAGTAGAGCTGGTACTGGTACTTATAGAGGATGATGTTGAAGTGGATCGGGTTGTTGTGGTTGATGAAGAAGTGGTGGTAGATGAAGTAGAAGTAGAAATAGTTGTCGATGTAGAACTAGATGTAGTAGTGCTACTTGTGCTAGTAGATTGAGTCGTAGAACTACTAGAAGATGTTGAAGTGCTTTTAGTTGTACTAGTGCTGGAACTTGTAGTGGTACTGCTAGTAGACGTGCTTGTTGTGGTTGAGCTTGTAGTTGAACTGGATGTAGTAGTCGAACTTGTACTTGTAGACTGGGTAGTAGTTGTTGAAGTTGTTGGAGCTAATGTAGTAGTTGTAGAAGTACTAATTGTAGTACTGGTTGAAGATGATGTTGTTGTGGAACTTGTACTCGTTGATCGTGTTGTGCTTGTACTAGTTGACTGAGTAGTACTAGTGCTACTAGAAGTAGTAGTTGAACTCGTGGATGTTGTGGTGCTACTGGATGTCGTTGTAGAAATAGTCGTGGTTGTGCTACTGGATGTCGTAGTACTGCTTGTAGAAGTACTGGAACTTGTAGTGGTAGAACTTGTAGAAGTAGATTGTGTTGTTGAGGTTGATGTTGACTGAGTGGTAGATGTACTGGAAGAAGTTGTTGTACTACTTGTAGAAGTAGACTGCGTAGTTGAAGTCGTAGTCGATTGAGTAGTACTTGTAGAGCTACTAGTGGTAGTTGAACTCGTAGACGTACTTATAGAAGTTGAAGTACTAGTAGTCTGAGTGGTACTGGTACTTGAAGATGTGGTTGTAGAACTAGTTGATGTGGATATAGTTGAGCTCGTGGAGGTACTTTTGGTTGTTGAGGTTGATGAGCTAGTCGTAGTGGAACTTGTCGAAGTAGAAATTGTAGTACTAGTCGAGGTACTTTTGGTTGTTGAGGTAGAAGAGGAAGTAGTCGTAGAACTTGTTGAGGTACTGATAGATGTACTCGTTGATGTTGACTGAGTGGTTGAAGTAGAGCTACTTGTTGTAGTTGAGGATGTGCTTGTCGTAATGCTGGTAGTTGTAGAAGTGGTTAAAGTAGTACTAGTGCTAGATGATGTGGTTGTACTAGAGGTTGAAGTACTAATAGTAGAACTCGTAGAAATTGTCCGGGTTGTACTCGTAGATGATGAAGTGGTTGTAGATGATGTACTGGTTGATTGAGTAGTTGTGGTAGAAGTAGATTTTGTTGTACTGGTTGAAGATGAAGTAGTTGTACTACTAGTTGATGTGGAACTACTTATAGTAGTAGAAGTAGATTTTGTAGTACTGGTGGAGGAAGAAGTAGTAGTTGAACTAGTGCTGGTAGAGCTACTAATAGTTGTACTTGTAGATTTTGTGGTTGAAGTACTACTACTAGTGGTAGTTGAAGAAGTACTGGTAGTTAAGGAAGTTGATGTACTTATTGATTGAGTTGTACTTGTTGAAGAAGAAGTGGTTGTAGAAGTGCTAGTGGAAGTACTGGTAGTAGATGTACTAGTAGTCGAAGTCGTGGATGTAGAGGACGAAGTACTAGTTGAACTGGTAGAAGTACTGGTAGTAGTAGCTTCAGGTAAAGGTACTGTTACCCGAATTATGTATATCTTGCCGTAACTTCGCCATATTCTTGCCATATATCATACTTAATAAGTATTGCTTCTATTAACCGCCTGATTCAACTGGACAATCCTCTGCCTATGTGGTTCATCATCATACACGATAGCCGCCAAAATAGTTGAACAGCGTGTTACCACGCCAGATGTCCCCAAAATTCTGGTAAAACCCACATTAGCCTCATCGGCGGTTGTCGGAGTCCAGGGAATATTAAGTGTCGGCCTGAGTATGGAGAAAGAACCTGTCCATGTAAATCCAGTGCTAAAGACTTGTGCCCCCCAGTCACGGGCTATCAAACTAGCAGTCCCGTCAGGGTGGCGTATCTTGACACGGGGAGTTCCAGGGGTACCAGGATCAACATAAGCGTGATAAGCCCAGCAACCAATAGCCTGTAGATAAGAATCTGCTGGCAGGTTTGCAGAAGGTTTGGTAAATAACTGATTGCCTGATGTAGTCTTACAGACATAGCTGGTTGCATCATCAGGTGGCAATCCTTCGTCAACTTCGGTGTATTTATCGGTAGGCGTAGCATCACTACAATCGGCTGATTTCCCCCATGTACCATCGCTTGACAAGGTAGTGTCACCAGTCGGTAAAATAAAAGCGACAAATCTGCAAGCACCTAATTTTTTTGTGAAAGTATAGTAAAAGTTATCAAAGTCAGCTTGGAAACTATTATTATAACCTTGTAATTTGCCTATTCGGGCAAGAGTGCTTGTAGGATTAAAGAAACCAGCAGCTTCGGTATCCACTGAAAGGGTTAATTCTTCTTTTCTATCAATCCACAAAGACGCTGTTAATTTGCTGTAAGAGGCTACTCCCGAAGTATCGTTCTTCCACGCCCTTATTTCAATTAAATAAGTATTGTTTATAGAAAGAACGGTTGAACCTAAATCGCTGGTATTCGCTGCAATATCAAGATGAAGTTTGCCATTAGGGTTTTGGACTATTCGGAGAAACAGACCATTAAACTCAAAAATCTGCATGGTGGTTGTTACTGGCAAGCCGCTTGGTTTATAATGAAACCCCGCATATTCGTTGGGATTATCCAGGCTGGTTTGGTTTATACGAATAACCCCACTATCACTAAGATTACCAGCCCCAGCCCTAAAGCCGTAAGCCCCGTTAATTGCCGCTGCGGCTGGGAAGGAAAAGTCCGTACCTTCCGTGGTAGACCACTCAGTAGCATCGCCAAATTCAAATCCAGAAAAGAAATTAGCCATCTTCTGTTACCTCATCTATTATGCGTTCGCCTTCCTGAATATGGCAATAAACTGTCGGAACCCCATTTTCGTTTAAAGCTATTTCAGGGCGGAAACCCAGTTTTAACCCCTCAAGGCGTTTGTTGGCAGCTAGAAGCCATTTGTCTATCGGTGCTTCGGGCGGAGGTAAAAGAATGGACAACTTATACCAGGCACCTCCAGGCGTACTTATAGGTGTTTTTTTCTCAACCAGCTCTGCGTTCAGCTCAGAAGCAGTATCTGGCATACCCGAAAACTCAAAAGTAACCTTCTCTTTGTCAATATCTACTTTTCTAACACTCATGTTAAATCTCCACTACAACATAGCAGTAGCAATTAACCGCTGTCCCCGCTGTTACCCTTATACGCAGAAATTCACTAGGAGCAAATTGCGGCTCACGCCCAAGCGGAAACTGTTTTATATACTGATTTGTAAGTGCAACAAACTGAACATCCATTTCCCTAGTTGCTGTAATTGTTCCTTCCGCCGTTGCTGTGTAACCACTCTCGTCCCCCGCTGCACCAAAAGCAAACGGGTTATCATCTGTTACTGCTGCGGCATTAGGGTCAAGGTTAATAATGTCAGCTGCCACAAACTCTGTAATTGTGGCTTTAACTGTACCTGTTGTTAACAATTCGCATTTAATTGGAGTGGCTGCTGCCGAGCCGTCAAATGAAATACCCCACTCTATTATCTTGCCTGTATTTGTTGCGGAGCCATTAAGCTTCACCTGAAGCATTGTTTTAATAGCCGTTCCTGTCGTAACTGCTGCCTGTGCTGCTGTTGTCGGTGCAGGCCCGTTAAACATTATATAAAGCATTCCTTACCTCCTTTCTTAAATATTATCTACAGCTAGGCCAAACAGTTGCATTGAAAGCAACTGCGGGAAACTTTGCTCCATCTCCTGCGGCAACCACTAAGCTAGTGCCAGTATCCGCAGGACTTGGAGCTGTTAATACTGTTGAATATGAAAAATTTTTGTGAGCGTCGTATGCCATAAAATAAAAAAACTTCTACCCTGAGCTTTGGGTAGAAGCTAAATTTTTAACCCCTCTGTTATTTATTCTACAACTTTATCTTAAAAAATCAATAGGCATTATCTTGGATCCTCCACGAAGAAACCTTCCTGTTTAAGTTTTCTTTTATTCCCAAAAGGCTTATCTGGTTCATCTCTAGGTGGGAATATCGGTGAATTAGCTCCATCTGGACTAAATTCAAATAATGCATCACAATTTTGGAAAGAAGGTTTAGTATAGGGAACAATTTCTGCTGTAGTATTAGATCTTTTCTTACTAGCCATCCATTCGTGCCATACGAAGGAACGCATGGTAGCTGAAGCCCGCCCTCCCGCTAAATAAATTCTATGGCAGAGTTGATAATCTTCCGCTCCTGCGGGACCAAACCTTTCATCATATAACCCCACATTTTCCCAGAAATCTCTCTTGCCCACCACAAACCAGCCCGCAAATCCTTCAATATGTCCTTGGCGGTGGGCAAGTAACATATCGTAGCCTTTCTTGGTTTGAGCTATTTCCAAAGTAATAGGGCTACCATCTGGAGCTTTAGGGTATATATTATTGCCAATTTGTATTCCCCATGGTGGGCACGAATTTCCAGGTATCCAATGACCATCATCAGCTAAACCATAACCAAAACCAGGTTCAATTGGCGAAGCTGGATTAACAGCCTTCATTTCGGGAAAAGCATCGAACTGGTCTAAGATTCCCTGCCACCAACGATCTGAAATCATCAAAATATCATCATTGCAAGCAGCTACATATTTAGAACCCCAGTACAATCCGTGAATAATTCCTTCATTCATACTCTTTGCAAATCCCATGTTTTTCCTTTTAGGATTTCTAATAATCAAGTCGGCATAATCATGTACAAGTCCATAGACTCCATCTTTAGTTTGATCTACTACAATTACCCTGAAATTAACAGGAGTATATTTATATAAAGATTCCAAAGCTGGCCTAATAAAATTAGTTAAAACTGGATTAAACACGAATGTTACTTCTATATTACTATTAGTCAACCTCCTTGCCCTGAGCGTAGTCGAAGGGTTCATCTTACCCACCTCCATAAATTATTCCACAATTTTTCCAAAAATGATGTTTTTGGAAATGGGTACATAGGATATTCAGGAATAAATGATGTCGTAGTTGTACTTCCCCATTTAGATTTTATCCTGCTAACACTTTTAATTGGATTGGTCGTTCCCAATTTAGATTTAGTCCTTACAGGTTTAATACCTTTATATATTTTAGGTAATTCTTTTTCAAAATCTTTTAATGCTTTAGATTTAATCCTAATAATTCTTTTCTTATTTTTTATATTTTCTTTTTTATTCTTCATATTACTATCACCACCCCGATTTTATCACAGAGCAAATTTCAGCAACTTGCTCTTCTGTTACATAATGATGCATTGGTAATACTAAATATTTATGTTCTAAAGCATCCATATTGGGACAGTTATAAACTCTTCCACCATAAACTTTATATCTATCAGCCCGATAATGAACTGGATTTGACTCAATGTTATTTTCCAAAAGTTTTTTCTTCAAAGCCTCTCTGCTTTCAGTTTCAACTGTACAAAGCCAATAACTAGACTCAATATTATCTGGCACATCTTTATTGATTAATCTAATTCCTGGTATTCCTTCCAGTCCCTTTTTATATGCCTCGAATCTTTTCTTTGCCCCTTCAATTAAGTCATCAAGCTCATTAAGCCCTTCAATTCCCATTGCGGCCTCAATACTTGTCATTTGATACTTGAAACCTACTTCCCAAATATCCTGCTTCCATCTGTCTTCAAACTTAGCTTTTCTGTCAATTCCAAACCATCTAATTCTCTTAGCTTGTTCTTCCTGCATCGGATCTTCTATTGTCAGCATCCCACCATCTCCAGTAGTTATGGTTTTCACCGCCTGAAAACTGAAAGCAGTATATTGGCAAATCTCACCAACACGTTTCCCTTTGTAAGTTGCCCCGATTGCCTGAGCCGCATCTTCAATAATCGGTACATTCCATTTCTTAGCGATTGGCAAAAGTCTATCATAATTACAAGGCATACCCGCATAATCCACGGCAATAATTGCCTTAATTCTTTCTCCCTGCTGTTTAAATAGCTCCTCTACATGATTAGGATCAATATTCATTGTATCTTTTTCAATATCAGCAAAAACCATCTTTGCCCCCTGATATAAGATTCCCGAATACGAGGCTGAACAGGTAAAAACAGATCCAATAACCTCTTCCCCCTCTTTTATCCCAGCTAGAATATATGCCAGATGAAGTGCCGATGTGCCAGAATTAACTGCAATTGCCCGATGTTTACCAGAAATGCGGTTCTCAAATTTTTTCTCAAATTCTTCTACAAGAGGTCCTTCACCTATCCATCTATTATCCATTTGTAGTCTTGCCCGATTTTTAGCAGATTCAGATAAATAAGGATGAAACAAAACTATTTTATCTTGTCCTGAGCTTGTCGAAGGATTATCCATAAATTATCTCCTTAAATTCTGTTTCACAGAGTATCGTCTGGTATTCTGCTTTGGGGAAATTGGCCTTGTTTTCTGGGGTTACTATAAATTGTTCTCCAGAAGGTACAAATCCTTCTTCAAAGTCTCCGTATGGCACTCCGCTTTTAACAAAAGAAAACATATTGTTCCAATTTGTTATTATAACACCCATAATAGAAAAAAGCAAGGTAGTAACCACATCTTCCTTATCCATTTGCCCCTCATTTATCTGGATTACCAAAGGATAAATGCTTTGCCAGGCGTAAGTTTGAGATGCCATAAAAAACGCTCCTAGAAAAGGTGCTCCTATGGTTGGATTTTCATCTTGGGAAAATTCCAAATTATCATAAACAGTCTGAAAACAAGGATAATGAAATAATATCCTATCTAATACTTTCTTGCTTATTCCTCCCGATATATTAAAAGCCCCGATTATTGTCGGCTTACTTGAAGAATTAAAAATATCAACCAAAGTTTCCGCCCAGTCGTTTCTTATAAAAAAGGTATCATTATGCATCCGTACGCATAGCCTCGTCTTTATGTCCATAAATCCCGCTTCCTGTTTATAAGTGCTTTGGGCATACTGTATCGCTTTTCCTTTAATATTGTGTTTTAAGAGAAGATTGTAAGTTTCCATATCCCCCTTGTCATAAACCACCAAAGTATTTTTAACCACTTCAGGCGGTGTCATCTTGATATATTGGGGAATAAACCACTTAATTCTCTTCACATATTGAGAAGCTTGAGGTATTACCACAGACAAATCCCCCAGAGTGTAGGGTAAAAATTGTCCAACTGGTATTATTTTATTCATTTGTTACTTGTCCTGTCTGCCCGCCTTTGGAGGGAGCAAAGTCAAAGGATTCTTTCTCCAATAAACTCATCATAATATAGCTATGATACTTTCCATCTCTGTAAAGAGCCTGTCGTTGCTTTCCTTCAACCTTAAATCCAAACTTATCATAAAGTTTTTTTGCTACTTTATTGCCTTCTGCCACCAAGAACCAGATACGATTCATCCCCTGTTGTTTAAACAAATAATCTATAAATGCCCCAAAAGCCTCACTTGCAAATCCCTTTCCCCTATATTTTGGCACAATATCAATTCCAATCCTTACAGACCTATTTATTCTATCCCATTCATCAGAACGCAGCATTCCAACAAATCGGGGGGCAATAAACTCAGCTAATTTTGGGTTGATATTTTTATTCTCCGGTTTATATTCAATTGCCAAATACATTTGTGATTTATCCAATTGAAGTTTTTTAAACCACTCTTTCTGAGCTTCCTCACTAATAGGTGTAATATCAGTCAACCAATGAGAAGTTGTCGGATCATTTCTCATCTTCCTCAAATCCTCCAAGTGTCTTTCTTCAAGAAGTACAATTTTCAATCGTTTAGTTTCAATCATAAAAGATCCCTTAATCCTTCTCTTAAATCAATACCAGGCTTAAAAGACAAATGCCTTGCTTTAGTCAAATCGGCTTTCGAGTACCTGACTTCTTTTCTAGGGTCATCATAAATAATTCTTGGTTGCTTCTGCATCAACTCTCCTATAATAACAGCTAATCTGTTAACACTGGTAGTCTTACCAGTTCCTATATCTATTACGCTTCCTGATGTTATTTTTTTCTCTACGGCAAGTTTTATGGCTCTTGCTACATCTCTAGCGTGGATAAAATCCCTTGTCTGTTTTCCGTCTCCATGGATAATAATCCTACCTCTTTTAGTTCCTTTAATAAAGTTATCAATAACCCTTCCATAAACAGGATTAGAACCCTTCCCATAAATATTAAAAAATCTAAGAGAGACTGTGTCGATTTCATCTTTAAAACAATCCAAAATCAACTCAGGTACATATTTAGTTAAGGCATAAATCGAAGAAGTCGGTTGGGAGGAAGCCGAAGAAGAAGCATAAATAATTTTCCCAACTCCAGCCTTTATTGCAGCCCCTACAACGCACATTGTTCCCTCAATATTATTCTTTTTATATATCTGGGGCTGTTTTTCAGAATCCGCCACAGATACATAGGCCGCCAGATGAATAATAGTATCTGTTTTATTCTTTTTAAGAATACGAAAAAGATGCTGTTTATTTAAAATATTATCTTTATTTGAGTTTTTTACATCATAACCTATCGCATCAGGAAATAGCTCCATTACATAAGAACCGACAAAACCAGAAGATCCCGTCACCAAGATTTTATTCACTTGCTTCCTCCTGTTCCCCAACCACATCTATTACAGCTTTCACTCCAATATCTCTCACTCTCAGTTTTTATAATTTTTCCTTCACACCCCAAGTATCCACAAACTACCAGCATTTCCGAAGTTACTTTATGTTTAATTTTCTTTTTTCCATTCTTCTTAAATATTATTAATGGACCATTACAATATTTTATCCACTTATTACACTTACACTCATAAATTTTGTCACAAGCAGACATTCCTATCCCTGTCATTTTATGTCCTTTCGGACATTTATCTATTCTATAATACGGTTTTGATATTTTCATTCTTTATATATATCCATTAATGTCCTGCAAACCAGATTACGGTTCTTATAATGTTCTCCTCCGTGAGATTGACCGACCCCAAGCTCTCCCAATTCTATCAAATCCGAATTCTCCGAAACAGGTATAACCATATTTTTTCCTTTATTAAGGTACTTGTTTCCCAAAGACAAATAAACATCATCCAAAGAAACCCTTGGCAGTTCGGGATGAAGTGTCTGCAATTGCAGTCCCAATGTTAATAATTTGGAAGGAACAAAGTAAGTTCTCAAGATTATATCAACCTCTATCAATCTATCTCCTCGTCTTATCGGCGTATCATTGGCATAAGGAATCGGTGTATCTCCCAAAATACTTCCCTGATATCCTAAAATAGTATCTGGTTTGGCATAACTTAAAAAGTTTTCCAAAGTCTTTTCTCTTACGCTTAGATCGTCATCTATGAAAAAACAATATTCGGTATCAAAATAAGTTCCTAAAGCAAAACGGATTCTGGGAAGAAAGTTTTTGTCGGAGTGGATAATAGTAACTGTGTCATCATCAAACTCTATTTGAGGATTGTCAATAAATATTACTATCTCTTTCGGTTTGACTGTTCCAGACATAAGATTATCAACTATCTGCTTCAGATGAGACTCTCTCTCTTTAAAATGAGACAAAATAATGACAGTTATCATCTTTCAAAAACTCCCAAAAATCACAAAATAAATACTCTGGGCAACAACAATTCCAAACACAATCCCTATCACAGCTGACAATATCGCAAACTTAATATCTTCCATTATCTGAATTTTCCGTTTTTGTATTCTCTTGCCATATGTTCTTCAATAAACTTTTTGTCAAACTCTCCTCTTAGTTCTTTATAAAATATGTCAATAGCATCTTTTCTATTTTTAGCATCAATTTCCGATTCAAAATCAGGTATCTCAGTATGGGATTTTATTATTAATAGATAAGTATTCATTTTAAGATATTGAATTATTCCATCTATCTTTTGCAAATTTCAATGAACATTCCTTATGATAAAAATTCTTTTTACCCCAATCTAAACTTCTTTTATAAAAAGAATACCTAAGTTCCAAAGACTTTCCGCATCCCGAACACTTAACTGTTATCTTTTTTACCATTTTTCTTCCAAAACTTCCACCACCACTTCTTCTTATACTCAATTTCTATCCCTGTAAGACCTAGTTTTGCCTGGCAATCCCAGCAAGGCTGAAAAATCCAATTAGGATACATATTATAGACAGCTTTATTTTCATTACATATCCAGCACAATAAATTATGGCTTGTTCCGCCAGCTCCTAAATCCAAAAGTTCTATGGATACATTTTTGCCCAGCTTAGTCGTCCAATGAGTCTTCCCTGCATATTTTTTCATTTTTTCCTCTTCAAATGCCTCTAGCAATAGCTTTTTAAAGTTTGAGCGAATTTAACACCTATAGGAAACATATCTGAATATATACTTTTCAGTGTAGCCTTCCCACCGCATTTAGGACATTTAATTCTTCCTGTTTTTTCTTCTATTTCTAAATACATTATGCAAAATAACTGAAATTAGGCTTAAAATCTAAACCAAGCTTTTTCCCTACCTTTAATACAAAATCCTGATAAGAATCGGTAATAGATTTTGCTCCATATAATAAATTACCATTTCTATCCTCCGTATCATAAAATCTCGAAGCTACGGGAGCATAATCTCCTCCTGAAATAATATAATGTCTAGTTTCTACATCTACCCAACTATTTAAGGTTTCATTAGCTTCATTAGAATACTCATCTTCAATAATCCCCATAGTCTTTCGGAAATTATCCAGCTTACCCCATTCTGTATTTTCTAAGTTACTAAAAACAGTACTTGGCACTATAATATAACCCCTTGCTTTATGGTACAGAGTAGAAAATAAAGACATCTGGAGTCTATCTATGTGATTTTTATATTCTTTATTTTTTCTCATAATTGCTTGCCTTGCATTTAGAACATTCCCACTTCCATTCAGATCCTACATATTTTGGAATTCCTCTACAAGTACAATAATATTTATAAAAATCATCTGGATTTTTAGCATTAATTCTTTTCTGAATCAGATGTCCCTTTTTTACTTTTCCTCCATTATACTTTCTAATTACATCAGCTATTTTAGGCGTAACATAGCTTATCTCTCCTGTAGGCATAAATTTTATTGGTACAATTTCCTCCTCATTCCAAACCTTTTGTAATGATTCTAGGGATATCTCTGATTGCTTTGTCTTTTTTGTATATGTATAATTCATATCTCTATTCTTACTTACTTGTACCAAAATGCTTTTCAATAATAATTTGCATAATTCTTTCTATTGCATGAATAGCATCAAAAAACCAAACTTTCCCATCATGATTTTCATACATACTTTTATTCTTGTCTATTTCTTCCCAAAGCCAATCCTCTGCCCTATGTCCTGTTAAAAATACAGTTAAAGCCCAATTCTTATAAATCTTATCTCTTGTTTTATCGTACTTTTTATCAGGATGGTTAAGCCAATCAGTAGGCACTTTAATCTTGACACTTATTTCAGTTTGTTTATCTTTACTATAATTTTTCATTTTAAATATTCTGCAATCCTCCAATTATTTGTACCTGTCATTTGTCCAATCGTATAAAGCGAATAACCCTTTTTTACTAATTCACAAAAAATACATTCACAATCAGGATAATTTTTTTCTATATATTCTTTCCAGACTGTTAATTTTCTCTTTTTCATAAATTTAAAAACTCCTTCCAAAATTTTTTATTTATCATTTGAACTTTCCAAATTAAACCCTTTTTTGTTTTTCTAACACTAATTGTTTTTCCTACAATCTTCTTCTTCATATCTGAGACAATAGTTCCTTCCTAGCCCAACAATTTTCCCAATGGTCAGATCCGCAACCCACTCCACATCCAGGGCATCTTCCCTTTCTCATCCATTTAGTAAAATGCTTGGCATTACTGCCTTTTGGTCTCAAATCAGCTTTCATAATCAAATTCTCATCTTTTTTATCCAGCAGATAATTAACAACCTCTTCTAGTTCCAGAATTGCTTTCTTCAAAGTATCCACCTTATCTTCCAAAGGCTTATATTCACTCGTGCTTGGCAGAACAGGTATGGCTGAATTGGAAAATTCGCTCTCAATCTTATAAATTGTCCCATCCTTATTTCTATAAATCATAATATCGGATATTTTTCATCCAATAGCCTTAAATACAACCAGAATCTAAAATCACTGGCTGAATAAGACTTGTCTTTCTTCCTGTTTATTTTTGACCATCTTTTGTAATGTTTGGGGAAATACTTTGCCAAAGTTAATATTATATGAGGCAACCATCTATTTAAAAACTTAGCATAATCCAGTCTTTTTTTATTAAGTTTATGTTTCATTATATTTATAGTGAGCTTGTTTACCCTGAGTTTATCGAATGGGTCGAATCTATTGTATCTATTATAACATATCCCAGTTCATTTTTCAATACCTATTCTTTTGGTATTTCATTCAAAAACTGTCTTGAAGCATATGTATAATGGTACGAACTTACCAAAGTAGTTCGGTAGTGTTTTCCCATTCCTTCAGTTGCATTGCCAAAGTTAATATCAAAGTGGCTCGGGCTATCGCTAAATCTTATCCCAGTCTCAAAAATCTTCTTATTAAAAAGAGTTACCTGGAAATCTGGATACTTCATTATTTCCAAATTTTCCCTTTCCCACCCAAGTCTTGGAGAAACAGTTGTCGGATAAGTCAGCTTTCCTTCTTTATCAACCGATTGCTGGTCGAGAGTGATCCAGTCTTCCGGCAAAGTTTCCTTTATCTCAAGCATCTTTTTATCCCATTCCTCTTTTACAATTACATCAGCCTCAATTAAGAAAACATTATCAAAGACAGGATTTAGTTTTTCATTAAAAAACTTCTGATGGGCATAGCAGAGCCCTATCTGAATTGCTTGACCGAGTCCGTTCTTATGAATAATTCCTGTGTAATCCCTCTTAAGCATAATGACTCTTCTAGTTGGTGATGATTTGACTGGAAACTCCCCTAAATCAGAGTCATCGTCTATAAGAATATGAAGAAACGGATTAACTGTATATTTATCAATAGCCTCTACCATCTCTCTCACTATTTCATAACTTTTATAGACAGGTGTAATTATTAAATTCATTGTTTAACTCCCCTTAATCTAAAATCAAACTCAGGTTCTCCATGACCACCCTCTCGGGTTCCATGTCCAAAACCTACCGGAATTTCCTCTATGTTAACAAATCCATGCTCTACCATTCTAAATTTTAAATATTCTTTAGAATAACCGCACAGATGAAATTGTCCTTCTCCCTCTGCCCCTTGGCTTCCATACAAAAGTCCCATAAATCTAAACCAATCAGCATTATTTTTCTCATTTGAAATATGCACATTCAAAAATAACTCACAAGCTTTAGTTAAATCGGGAGTCTCAATTTCAACAATACCGCCCTTTTTAAGTACTCTAAACATTTCTCCAATTGCCTTATTTCCATCATTCATAGATATATGCTCAATTACATGAACTGCTATTACTTTATCAAAATATTCATTTGGAAAATCCAGCTTAACTATATCTCCATATAACCATGGAGAATCTGGATATTCTTGATGCCAGGTTTTACCATCCTCCAGATTCATTCCTGGATGAGTTGACCCTGGATAATAATACTTATCAATGTTGATAAACCCAGGCAAAGGGACATTTCCCGATCCTACATTAAGATATTTTTCCATATTAAATAACCCTTACTTTCGGCAAAGGAATAATGAACTTTAGGTTATTATACTTTTTCAACTTTTCTCTTATCTCTTTCTCATAATTCCAGGCAAGGATTAAGACATAATCTATATTTTTAAAATCAGCTTCAGATGGAGGAATTATCCGAATGTGAGTCCCTGGCGTAAACTTACCATACCTTGATGGAGACTCATCAACTATATAATCTAAATACTTAGTATCTATTCCGCAATAGTTAAGTAAAGTGTTGGCTCTGCCTGCCGCCCCAAAACCTATAATCTTTTTATTCTTAAGCAATTTTAATAAGCTTACTAATTCCTTCTTATGTTTCTTAACTTTCGTATCTAAGTTAATATTAGAAAGTTTCTTTGTATATACTCTTATTGACCCGCCATGAGTAGGAATTGGTTTTACTTCAAAAATATGGAATCCGTATTTTGATAAGAAAGGAGCAAGAGTTGAAACCGTATAATAATTCAAATGTTCAAAGTAAATATTATCATATTGCCCTGCTAAAATATTTAAAAAATTATGAACTTCAAAAATAAAGAGCCCTCCGTCTTCTAGTAATAGATCAATTCCTTTCATAACATCATCCATATCATCAATATGGGCAAAAACATTATTAGCCACAACCATCTTAGCCTTGCGTTTAATCTTTTTAGCTATTTTTTGCGTAAAAGGTTCAACTAGAGTAGGAATACCTTTTTCTCTTGCTAACTTGGCTATCCTTTTATCCGGCTCAACTCCCAAAACTTCTATTCCTAACTGTTGTAATGGTTTTAGCAATACCCCGTCATTACTACCAAACTCAACTACAAAATCCCCAGGCTTTAGAAACCTCTCAATAAGTTCTCCCGCATAGTTTTTAAAATGAGAAGTAAGCGTGACCGAAGATAAATATGGCTGAAAAAATTCATCCTCAACTACATCCAATAGCTGAACCAATAAGCAGCTTTGACACTGATAAAGCTTAAGAGGATAAAAATTCTCTTTCCCAAGATTATAGCCTTCCAAATATGCTCCCTGAGAAGGCTGCTTTCCTAAATCCAGAAATAAGTTAAAATAATTCTTATGACAAAACCTACAATTATTCCTATGTTTAAGCATATCTAATTTCATCCCAATTCTTAATAAGCTCATCAAGAGTAATTTTGGCATTTGCCTTTACATATTCCCTTGCATCATAAGCCAAGATTAGTATTTCCTCAAGCTGTCCTTCTGCATACTTTCCATACTGATAAGGCATTTCATCTAAATAGTATTGGCCTCCACAAATATAAGCTCCTGTTGCCATAGAAAGATGCATATTAGCACTTCTTCCCTCTCCATAATGGCTTCTATACGAAGGATGCTCCACTACAACTTCGGGTTGAAGAAGACACTTTTTACCCCACATCCAGGTAGGAATACCAATAAGCAAACTTTCAGCCGTATGCCCGCCTGCTTTTATAAAAGCCTCTGGGAACATATTACCAATCTTCAAGAGCCAATCTTTTGTACTAATAAATCCATTAATAGAATTGGAGAGTACGGGATAAGGCTCATCTCCCATTTTACAAGATTGTCCCTGTCCTGATGTTCTTCCAAATGGGTTAGGCCTAATAAGATCGCTTCCCCCAATATAATCCAATCCTTTTTTTTGCATACTTCCTACCCCAAAGGGAGAAAATATTACTTCAAATCCGTCTTTTTGTTTTTCTTGTAAGGTCTCAAGCATAACAGTAAACCAGTTAGGAGAAATAACAACATGCGGGTCAAAACCGACAATGTATTTTCCAGATGCCTTTTCTACTCCAAATGAGTGAGGCGGAATTGTTCCTTTAATATCATATTCAAAATATTGGATAGGAAAGTTTTTATGATAATCTAAAAAAGATTGTAAATTAGATTTATCTTCCTCGCTACTGCCATTATCAACCAAAATAATCTCATAAGGAATTTCAGATTGTTCCAGCTGAAAAATAATCTGTGCCAGAGTAAAATTGGTCGCTATAGAATCACTGATTGTTGCTATTACTACCGAAAGCTTTTCCACATCTCCTCCAATCCTTCCTTTAGACTAATTTTAGGTTGCCAATCTAAGATAGTTTTTGCTTTATTTATATCAGGCTTACGATGTTTTTGTTCTCCGCTTCTGGTATCTTCTGCAATTTTAATATTTGAACTAATCATTGAAGCCAATTGCAACATAGTAATAGATTCTTCACT